CACACATAAACAAGATCAACTACAAGATCAACTACAAGATCAACTACAAGATCAACTACAAGATCAACTACAAGATCAACTACAAGATCAACTACAACTAAACAACATCGATATTGAAGATATCTAACCCTTCAAATCCACTATATCCAAAACACGCAATCCACTCAATCCACTCAATCCACTACTATGCGTTATTATTATTAATGTTTTGCCCTCGGTTTCCTTGAAAATCATATTTATAACTTTATCACTTGTTTTTTTATCTAATCCAGTGGTTGGTTCATCCATGATAACAATATTACCTGGTTTTAATAATCCACGCATTAGCATAGTAACTCTTTGCATACCACCTGAAAGATTACCGCCTTGTATTCCAGCATTTGCATTGACACCGTCAGGTAAATCAGCAAAAACTTCTAGTAAATTATATTTTTTTAATTTTTCAATAACATCTTTTTCAGTAGCGTCAGGATTACCATATAACATATTATACATAATTGTATCATTGAATAATGTAGTTCTTTGATTAAAATAATTAACATTTTCTCGTAAATATTCTAGATTAGCTCGTTTTAAATCCAAATTATCAATGTATAAATCTCCTTCTTCAGGAACATATAAACCAGCAATCATTTTCATTAATGTAGTTTTTCCTCCTCCTGACTGACCTATAAGTGCATATTTCTCTCCAGCTTCAAAATGAACGTTTAGATCTGTAAATAGCCAATCATCTTTATTAATATCATATCTAAATTTAACATTAGAAAATGTAATGTTACCGTCTGTAATACCAGATTTCATATTACGTTTATTTTTTCTATTGAAAACATTTTCCATATATTCATTAGAAGCTTCAATTACACCTAATTTATAAACAACATTATGTATAAATCCACTACTAACATATAGGAAATTATTTAAAAATTGTCCTAAGATAATAACAAGAACAATACCTTGTGTAGTTTTAATTTGTTTATCAGCAATAAGACTATATAATAAAAAAATGCCAACACAAAATGTTATTAGTGTAACTAATTGACTAGTAAAAATAATTATATTTTGTACCATCATAATCCACTTTAATTTATCAATAGCAACTTTTTCTAATTTTTTATTCTTACTAATTTCACCTTCGACTTCATTATTTAAAAAAACATTCATAAGGTTATCTAATGTATCTCTAATATTTTCACTAATTTTAGTATTTAAAAAGTTCTCACGATCACTAATTAATTCAATAAGTTTCTTACTACCAAAGTATAATATTATTCCACAAATGGCAACCCCAATTAATAATACAGTGCCAATATATTTGTGTTGATAAAACATATAACAAATAATCAACAATGAAACGATAAGTTCTGGTAAGAATCTACTTAATAAATGGTGTGCTATATCTTTAAAATTACGTGTTAGTTCTAATACTCTTGCTAAATAATCACCAGTTTTCATATCTTTATAGTCATTTTGATATGTTAATATGGTTTCTTTAAATATAACATCTCTAATATGTGAATAATAGTTAGGCACCAATTGTGTTTCAATAAAATTTTTGGCAGTATAAGAGCAAATTACTAAAAACCATAAGATAATTAAAAGAACTAAAGAACCTTGAAAGTTCATTTTTTGGAAGTTATCTTTCCAATTAAAAATATCTGTAAATTTAGATATAGATTTAACTTGATCGAACATTTTACCATAAACCTTTGGCAATGCAATTGCTTCTATAGGGAAAAAAATAATTACTAATAAGATATATACAATAAATTTCCAAGTATGCTTTTTTGCAAAATCAGTTACTAATAATTTCCAAATCATAGTTATATTATCTATATAATTTTAATTATAAGAAAAAAATATAAAAAATTGAAACAAAATCAACATATACTTGATATGCATAAGATTAAAATAATAATATAATTAATAATGAATAGTATAGCAGATGGAAATAGCCCATTAACATCGAATGATTGTATTATATGTTTGGAACCATTAAAACCATATAATATTTCAGTAACAAAATGCGGACATAAGTTTTGTTTTAGTTGTATAGCAAATTCTTTACAATATAAAAACACATGTCCATATTGTAGAGAAGAATTAGTACAAATAAGAGAGGATGTCGAAGATGAAGATGAATATGAAAGTGAAAATGAATATGAAAATGATATTCTTATTGAAGAAGGACCACAAGGAAGTGTAGATGATATTGCAAAAGAATTAGAAAACGAAGGTATAACAATGGTTGATGTGTTATCATATTTTATGAATAGGTGGAACAGTTCAGGATCTAATTATAGTTATCGTGCTGATATAGGATTATATAGAATGGAATATGTTGAAAGCACAATAAATAGTGTAATAGAAGAAGTAGATACAAAATTGTTTGAGAGATTAAAACAAGAAGAAGAAGGTCATTTATTTAGAGAAGAAGATCATAGAAGAAATGAAGATATAAGAAAACAAATGGAAAGATATATAGTATAATTTAAAAGTTGTATTGTAAGTTAATTAAATATTTTTTTATTATATTTTTACATCGTCTCATTATATGAAAAATTGAATCATTATACATTTAAAATTAACTTATAGATTTACTTACACTTCTTTTAAAGATGATTAGTGATAATATTATTTGTGACGAAGAATTTTGCAATACTATTATTAAGAATTTTAATGATGATGATAAAGTTGTTTTAGCTCTTAATATGTTTGATTCATTATTAAATATTTATTATGATACTTATAATGATACAGAACGCATTACTACTGATTATTTACATACTTATTTTTGTAAAGATACCAAACTATTATTTAATGTTATTACTAATACTTTCGCTGTTAAAGACAAAATGCTCGATGCATTTAATGATGATGAAGAGGAAACACTTAAAGAAAAAGAAAAATACTTAACATTTTGTGATAACGTTCAATATGTTAATGAACGTATTGATACTATTCATTTAATTGAACCTGATACAGAATTTGTATATAATTATTCTAATGCTATTTCTTATTTAAATGAAAAACATAATGAACGAAATGATTTAAATAGCACGTTAAATTCTCTTAAAACTACTCTTAATAACTTGACTGATACTCTTTATAATTTGACTAATACTTATATTGAAAATAATAATAGTAATATTTATGATGACAAAACAGATAATGAAAGTGATGACGAACCATTGGTTGGAGATTTTGCAGCTGAATAAAATAACAAAAAATAAAAAATATAGGTGGGTGTTCCCTTATATTTTTTCTTTTATTAATAATATAAAAATTTTTTATAAATAATTAATATAATTACATTATCAAAACCAGTAAAGCCGTGTCATTTAGTACCTGGTAAAAAATATTTTATAGATATTTATTGGAATTTAACAAATGATCTACGATTCCCAACTAGCAAATATACCAAAGGTACATATGTAGAAACAAATTATATAAATGGAAAGAGAGGTAATTATAATAGTGGATTACAAATATTGTTAAAAAAATCCCGTTACGAATCAGTTTTTTTAATTGAAGGAAAAAAACAAAAAGTAAGTTCTACAAACACTTTTTATGAGATATTAAAACCACCCGAAGATGAAATAAGACAAATATCTACATTATTCAGTCTAAGATTACCAAATGATATAAAAAAATATATAACAACATATACAGATTATATAATGAAATTAAAATACTATTCAAAAAAGAAATTATAAATTAAATTCGTGTTTAATAACAGTATTCCATACATATTCCCCAATTAATAATAAAGCATTACAAAACAATAATAAAACTTTAAAGGGTAATTGGTCGTTAGTATCTACAGATACCTTAATAAATTCTTTAATAGTCATTAATTCACTAGTAATGTTATAAATATCAATTTCTCTTTCATTGTTAATTAATACGTGATTGTGACCTAAAGAATAACAAACATCAATATCATTTGTTTCTACATTATAATCTAATATATATTTGGATAAATATTTTGTATCTAAGTGGTGAATGTTTTCATTATTTATTTCTAATTCTAATGATTCAGGATCGGCTAATGATTGAGGTTCCGCGATTTCTTCTTCTGTAGTTATTAAAGAGAATTTTTTTTTAATAGAATTCGTATTTTCATTAGGATTTAGAATTAAACAACGACTAGGTAATTGATTAGTCATCATAAATAAATTTTTTAAATTACATATTTTATTTCTTTTTTTCAAATAATTGTCAATAAATGTTTTCATTGGGGTATTGGCAATCCACATTAAATCGTGGTATTCATAAATAATTTCTTCTATTTTATATAACAGATTAGTCTGTTCGTTTTTAACATTATGTAAATAATCATCATTTCTTTGTGTTAAATTCTCAGTTAGATCATTTAATTCTTTATATACGTCATCTCTTTCCATAGTAGAAACGGATTTATCGTGTAATTTTAATTCATTAACATCAGTAACTTGTCCTAATTTATAATAATCTCTCATTTTGATTAAATCATCTAATCTTTCTTGAATATATCTGCATTCTTCATTAGAAGATTGTTTTAATCCTTCAATATCACTCCAAGCAATATTAATTTTAGAATTTAAGTCCATAAAACGTAATTTATGAATTCTATTATTAAAGATTCCGTTCCAATAATAACAAAACATAAAATAATAACTATAGTCTTTTTGTAAATGTTTTATTTTTTTCCACTCATATTCGGGTTTTGTTTTAATTTGTTCTAAATATTTCAATGCAGTGGCAGAGGATTGTCTTGTTTTTCTAGTTATCATAATTATAGTTAATATATATTATAATTATGTAATTACTACTAATAATTTATTTATAGTTGAGGATAACTGGGTTGCATTAACATTCCACATTGTCCTTTACCTTTATTAAATTCATCACCACGTCCTAATTTAATATAACCTTTATCTCCCCAAGTAGTTCCCCAAGAATTCTTGACAAGGTAATAATCTTGTCCTTTATCATTACCATAACCAACAGCTAATACACCGTGGTCTAGATTAGTTCCACAAGAACCAGTAAAAACGCCAGATTTATATAGTTGGAAAGCTTGTTGGTCGGCTTGAATAGCAATTGAAACAGGTTGGTTTGCAAGAGCATCCATCATATAGGAATCACCTTGACGAACATCAACAATACCACTAACTTTGCTATTAGGATAAATCTCGCAACTATTATCACAAGTTCCTGATTTTCTAGTAGTTCCAGAAGTATATGGGTATTCTTCTTCGGTACATAATCCACCATTTTTCTCAATCCATTTGAAAGCATTATCCATTAATCCTCCATTGCACCCCATGTCTTTACCACCGTTACTACGAGTATCACAATCAACTAATTGTTGTTCTGAGAATGATGGTAAATCACCATATGTAACAAAATAAGC